CCGGCTCCACGACCAGGGCGCTTGTCGTCGCTCCGGCGCTAGTGTAGAGGCTGTCGTCTGCGATGATGCCCTGGACGATGTCGTTCTCGAGCATGAAGCTCCTGTAGGTCTTGTCGGTGTTGCTGATCTGGCCGTTGAGCTTTCGGATCCACTCGACCCTGCCTATCAGCACATAGGGTCCGCCGGTGTGGCCGTCTGCCTCCAGCTCAGCGATGGCGTCATTGACATCCGTGATTGCGTTCGCTGGCCATGCGCCCGCTGATGCCTCCGTGTTCCTGCCAGTTGCTGTGGATAGTCCCTCGATGCCAAGCGCCGGCCACCCAGTGTACTCTCCGGTGAAGAGGAGCTTGTTCTCCTCCTCCGCCACCTGCCGGGCCGCGTTCCTCCCTTCCTCAAGCTCAAGGGGTATCCCAATGTTGCGTGTTGCGAGAACGTCCCTCCAGTTGAGGGTGAAGTCCTTGCTAATCACTGGTACCTTGACGTCGCTCTCCGTGAGCTGAGTACGGTCGAGGCTCAGATCCTCCCCATCCATCGTGATGAGGGCCTGTCCCATATCTGTCTGCGTGTACTTCCTCACGGTTCTGATGCCCGCGTTGGGTAGCGGCTCCAGCTCGAAGATCTCGCGTGCCCTCAGCTCTGGATGCGCGGCCTCGATGATCTCCCTGTCTATGTACCTGAGCTCCTCCTCGGTGAGGAGGCCGGTCTCAAGTCCGACTCTTCGTAGTCTCTGCATGTCATCAGTCCTCCTAAGCGGCTGCCGCTGCCTCCCTGCCACCGGTGTACTCTACGAGGCACCAGGCGTCGGCGACCGCGGGGTTGGCACTCTCCACGGCGTAGGCGACGGGAGCTCCCTGCGCTCCCAGCGCCCCGACGGCCTGTTTCGTAAACTTGCCATCGGCGGCGGTGACGATGGGGTCTCCGGGGGCCACGGCTGCCCCGCCGGATGCGAGGATCAGCTTGCACTGTCCCTTCTTGATGACTGTGCACTGGTCCCCGACTGCGTAGTGGTCGCTGCTACCCGGCGTGGAGCTAACGGTCATGGTTGGTGAGGCCTCGAGTACGCCGAGGATGTTATCCGCGGCTGCCCCCGCCTCCTTGACGGCGTAGTCGACGGTGTCGTAGATCACCGCGATGCCCGGTAGCATCTTGGCGGCTGTGGCGTTGGCCCCGACCTCGTACTCGCGGGTCTCGGCTCCGATGGTTGAGGCGAGGATCCTGTTCGTGGGTTTGACGATTCCCTGCGGCATCTCAGCTCACTCCCTTCGGCCCGAACCTGAACTTGCCTGGGACCGTAAGCCTGCTGTTGGTATCCTCGGCGTCGATGGCCGGCTTAACGCCTGCCACGCCAGCGGGTGGGCGCTTGAGAATGCGGAAGGTCTCCGTGAGGCTGAACATGCTCTCCGTGTCCATCGCGAGTACCTCCTCACGCGTCATGTTCGTGTTCGCGAGGATGATGGGGACCATCTTCGCCCGTTCCTGGCTCTCCACCGTCTCCTGAACCCTGACTAGGGCTTTCTGCACGGAGTCGAGCTGCGCCCTGAGCTGGAGGTTCTCCTTCTTCAGGAGCTCGTTCTCGACCATCGCGTTCTTCGCGGCGACGTCGATGGTATCCTTCTCGTTCTTCGGTTCACTCAAAACGTGTTGTTCTCCTCAGACCCGAGTGGTTTAGTCACGTGGGTCTGGCTGCGTGAACGGGTTAGATTAGACAGCTCCGACGAGCTGTACCGGTTCATATCCCGGATATCATCAAACAGCGTTTGACAGTGATGACGCCCTCTCCCCGAGGCGCCTTGCTATGTCCAGGAGCTCCTCCGACCTCCTGATCAGGTCGTCGACCGTCGGAACACCTGTGACTTTAGCAGCAAGGTCGCGAACGGGCTCGTATTTCACCTTGACCATGGAGGCAACGACAGAGTCAACACCTATTCCGCAGTAGGGTGAAGGGCAGCGGCCCACGGGGCAGGGAGCCACGACGTGGTCGATGAAGATATTCCGCTGAACCAGGTCGTACTTCTCTCCCTCCCACTCTCCGGGAGTCTTGTCTTCCTCGTATGTGAAGCCTATGCTAACGTCCCTCAGCGTGCCCGACTTTACCTGGTCAAGTATATCGGATGGGACCCTATCTTTGAACCACTTGACGTTAGCCCGGATCCCGCGGATCATGGGTCGCTTCGTCTTCGGGCACGTGATGTCCTTGACGAAGACTGGACCCTCCATGCGTCCCTTGACATCGCCCCGCCTGACGATCAAGCCCGTGTCGGGGTGCTCCATCACCGCGACCCAGCGTCCCTCAGCGGTCCAGGCCGCCTTCTCCAACTCCTCCGCTGGTTTGTAGGCCCTCCCCTCAGGGTAGTCCTGGACTAGCTCCCTCGCGATGACCGCGGGCATCACCAGGTAATCATTCGTCTCCTCGATGACCTTGCCCTCGAGAGTGGCCCTGTCGAATCCAATCTTCCTAACGCTCATCACACATTCGCCTCCTTATCCTGAGCTGGTGAACCTCCACTGGATTGAGTCGACTTCGTGGGTTGAGCCCTGAGTCCGAGGACAGCAGATCCCTCCCCACCTGGGAGAGGCTTCATGCCCTCGCTCTGCCTCACCTCGTCGACGGTCTTGTAAGCCATCTCGAGGCGCCTCGCCTGCTGGTGCATAAGCTCCGCCTGAGCCCTGTCCTTCTCACTTGGCTCAAAGCCTTCCCTCCAGTTGACCTCGAAGTCCTCGACCTCCACGCCCGCATACGCCATCACCCATGCGACCAACTGGCGGATATAGGGCTCGACCTTGCTCTGCACCGAGCTGACGACCTTGAAGTACTCCCTCTCGTTCACCTCGGAGCCGGTGACAGCCCCCGCCTGCGCCCCTCTCAGGATGGCTTCTGGTATCCCCGTGCCGGTACTGAGATTCTCGAGGATCGCCTTGTAGTAGGGCTCCGGGTTGAGAGCTGAGCCTGCTACTCCCTTGAACTCGATGTCGATGCTCTCGTTCCTCAGGAGGTATGTGCGGCTCATGAGGTTCTGGAAGTATCCTGAGTCAAGGTAGGCCTGTATCTGCTCCAGCGTCTTGCCGTTCAGGGTGATGACGGGGAAGCCTGAGCCGTACCTGTAGATGGTCTGCCCCATCCCCCATCGGATGTTGCGGAGGTTCGTCAGGTCGTCCCAGATCGGGTCGAGGACGCTTAAGCCCGTGGGCCTCGTCTGGATGTGGATGGTTCTGGTATAGTGGACCCTGAGACGCCTGCCGCTTCCACGGTCTACATTGTAGATGACTGGCTCTCCGAACCTCTGGCTCTCTGGGTCCTTCTCCCTCTCGATGCTCGTCACCTTCGCCTTGGGGTAGACGGCTAGGTCCACGAGTTCGCTGTCCTCCCTAAGCGGATTGGAGAGGTCGGCGGTGGTTGAGGCATCGTTGAAGGCGCCAATGACGAGGCTCCAGCCGTATGTCCTCTCGAGGGCGAGGGCGTTGCTGAGGCGGCTCTGGGCTTCCAGTCTCCTCATCTCGGTTTGGATCTTCCTGTCGAGGTCCGGATCGCCTCCTTCCGTTCTCGGGTCGTCGACGGTGAACCACTTATCGAAGACGTCGTCGGCTACCATGTAGGTGACCCTGTAGGCGACGGGCTCACGGGTGATTGCCCATTCCCGGTCGGAGTCGGTGATCGAGTCACCGAAACCAGCGCCCTGAGCAGTACCAATCTGGGGAACCCTGATTGAGTCACCCTGATCGAGAGCCAGCCTAGCGAGGGCGTCCTTACCGAGCGGAACACCGCTTGGCACAGTTCTCTTTATCTCGAATCCGAAGAGTCTCAAACAGACGCCTCCAATTTTCAGCTACGTTGGATGCTCCACAATTCTTTTACAGTGAAGTGGTAATCAATGATCGATGCACCTCTTCTCGATGAGGCGGCTCCCAATCACATTAACAGGACTGCTGATGATCACGGTATCGCTAGCTGAGATGTTCACCAAGTCCCCTCATGCCTCAGCGTCAACGCCCATCTGGGTCTATGCTACTGCCGCCTCAGGCCTCTCACTCTCCGTAGTCGGGCTGTACTACACTATCGAGTATTGGGTAGCTCACAGACGCATCATGCGGTTCCTTAGGAGCTGGCTCGATAAGGAGCCGCGGGGCTCCGGTGAGTTGGATGGATAACCTGACCACGGTCCTGATCATCACTGTCGGACTACTACTCGGCTGGTTGCTGACCCGGAGGCCGGGGTCTGGAGCATCAAGAAGGCGTAGGGCCCATCAAGATGAGGAGGATCTCGATGATTGGGATCAGCAGGATCAGCTTGAGGGCGATGAGATCTAGTACCCGAAGATGAAGGCGGGCTCGGGTGTCGATTCTGTTGACAGCGCGTATCTTAGGGCGTCAACCGCATGGTCCCTCTCCTTCTTCGAGGGATCATAGGTCTGGAGCTCGCTGATCAGGTTCACGCATCGGCGGTGGACTATTAGCTTGTATCTTCCCCCATGGAGTTGGAGTCGGCTGCCAATGTCTCTGATCCCGTCCTCCCTCTTCGACCTGTTCCCGGTGGCGTTGAGCCCGGCCCTCCTCAGCTTCTCAATTGTTTGTGGTTCGGAGGGGTCGCAGAGGAGCGGGCCTCTCCCGTACTCGGAGGAGTACTCCTTCGCGGCCGAGATGAGATCCTCGTCTGTTGCCATGCTCTTGTAGAACTCGTCCACCGCGTAGGCCCTGCCGTCTCCATCAAGCCCCACCACCATTATGGCGGCCGGGTTCGTCCACCCGAAGTCGACCCC